TCGTGTTTTTTCCAAAAGTCTTAAGGCACTTTTCAAAAATGGACATTTATAAATGTCCAAAATCGATTTGACCTTTGACTTTCCCCGACACTTTTTTGCAATCCTAGAATATATATTGGGAAAGTAACTTAAAGAACCTTATATTATATATTGCCAAAGTGGCTTAAAGAACCTAAATCTAGCTTTTAAAATAAGTAAAAGAAAATTATAAGGCGTTTTACCTTGTTCAACGAACCGACTGGAATTCCACCAGATAAGACATAATTAATTTAAAAGTTATGTTAATCTATCTAATCTAAACTATACTAATTTATTACTAAATATTTATTTTGGGATTTTTTCATTTTTCATTTTCATTTTCATTCTGGTATCGTATTCCTCGATTGCTTTGTAAGCTCCGTAGACTCTGATAGGCGGGCATTCGTCAAACGCAGGATTAACTCGGCAGGGTACAAATTCGTGAACGGTGTAACTGCGCTCATGACGCCGGTCTTCTAAAATATCTGGACGCATTTTTTTAGTGCGGTGGCTAATGTAAACCTTGATATGTTTTCGCATGGTTTTTGCGTCCCAGTGCTGGTAACAGGTTTTTCCTTTTAAATAACCGGTGAATCCTGGCTCCGCAAGTTGAATTATGCTGTTTAAAACGTAGCCGATCTGCGGTTTTGACCAGCCTTCGATTAAACCCATAATGCGTTCGGTGTTTTCGATGATCCATCTGTCGAAAAACTCGTATTTAACCAAAGATTTTTGGTTTTCTACGACTGGTGAAAATTCTCCAACAAGTCTTTGAAGGAAATAAGGCAGCCGATTAATGCGAGCTAAAAGGACACGTTCTTCAAGAATCTCATTCTCTTTTCTAATTCTGATTTGTTCATTTTGAGAGCATTCAGGATAGTAAACTTTAAAGTGACTCATTATATTAAATATATTGCAATTATATGAGCTTTTGAAAATAATGATTTTATATAATAAATAATGAATTATATAAAATCAATTTTATTTTTATTAAATAATGTTTTGGAACTTTCTTTGGCTTAGGAAAGAATATTCTTTTTAAAATCTTAAATCGTTTTTCAGTTTAATACTAAACAAAAACTATTCGTTACTTTCTAAATTGTAATCCGGATTTTCCGCAATATTTATCATCTGTTCTACAAGAATTAGCATAAAAATTGACAGTTCCTAATGTATTTGGTAAAAAATAACCATTTATTTTACATTTACCCAAATCGGGATATTCTTTGTCGTTTTCTATATGTTTAATAAAATTTTTACAATCTATACATTTTGGTATTAGATCTTTTGAAGACGTAACAATTTTTCTGATTTGAATCATTATTTAATTAATTAAATAATTATTTTTAAGCTATTTATATTATCTTTTTATTTTATAATGCCATCTAAGTAGCATACATTAATCCTGCGTTTCCACCTACAAATGTAACTATATTAATTCTCTCTTCAAATAAAATAAGATTGAAATTATAATCATAAATTCTCCATGTAGGCTTGTTTATACCTATAATATCACCTGTCTCAGGGTCACAAATTGTTAAACTTTGTGCCAAAGGATCTAATTGTGGAATAATTGTCGTAAACTCAAACTCTATTTGATTAAAACGATTCATATTTATCGCACCTGATGGCTGTAAATTATATGGTGATGTATCTAAACAAAAATTGTAACAATATAAACCTTCTGGCGCATTACTAGCAGTTCTTGTATATTTTTCAATGTAATTATAAACTCCTGCTGGTTGAATATTCTCTCTATACTGACCATCAAAAAGGATTCCAAGACCTATTAATATTTGTTTAATATTCTGCATACTATAATCTCCTGTAATCATTAAACCAGTTAATGTTCCGTCTGGGTTTTCACCTGGACCAAGAGTTGTTAAAGCTCCTGATGGTGGAGTTGGATCTGGATTTGGATACGTTCCTGCCGTAGGTGCTAGTATTAAATCATTTGGAATATAATTATAAGGCCAATTTGTATAATTAGACCATTCGTTTCTTAAATTCGCATCACTACGCTGTAAATACCACATCCAACTTGAAACTAACCCTAATGATTCTAATTGAATCTTATTTGCTCCTGTTACATTATAGAAAATATTCTCATGAACTTGCTTGAATAAGTAGGTCTGTTCGTTTTTAGCAAATAATTTGACTTCATCATTCGATAGAAAAGCATAAGTACAATTCAAATTTATATCTGAATTCCAAATTGTTCTTGTATCTAAATATGATGTTGGACCTAACTCAATATCAGGTGGAGGTTGAAGAAAACGATAAAGTTGTTGGTAATATTGATTAAAATTAGGCGCAATATAGGGGAAATTATTTGTGTAATCAAATACATCTCGGATTCTGAATAATTCATTGATCGGTCTAAAGGTTACTGTTATTTGTAGCTCGTTATATTGAAGAGCCACTAAAGGAAACGCTTGCTGACTTTTTAATCCAAACCACGAATTTAATGGAATATAAATTATTCTGCCACGTATTGAGGGTTCAGCTCCAGCTGGATTTAATGTATAATAAGCATTTGGATACGCATTTACACGAGTGCCAGAATTAGCTGGATCATTAAGCTCTGGTACATTTCCAGACATCTGATCGAACAATGCCTTTTTAGTTCCGCTAAAGTCTCTCTGAACTGCTGCTAAAAGATATTGTCCAGAATATTGTTGAAGTGTTTGGTTTCCACAAGTGATTACAATTTGACTTATCATTTGCGCTCCAATATTGTCAATCCATTTGAATTCATACGGTGCCCACGGAGTGTATATTGTTTCACCTGCTGAATTAACAACTTCTCTAGGCGGAAGAATAGGAGACCATATATTTGGGAGCTCTACACTAAGGTAAGAATCCATAAGAAGATCAGCATATCTCGGGATTTTAAAAGTAAATGTAGATTCTTCGTTGAGACGTAATGTGCGTGCGCCTTGAAAATCAACACGAAAAGATTGTTTTCCGAAGTTTGTATATTTTTGATAAACAGACTTGAAAAAAGTGCGCTGTGGATTGCCATTTAATATTATGTTTTGAGCACCTTGTGAGACTAAATTTAAAAGACCCCCTCCCATGATTTTTTATTAATATATATAGTTATTTAATTCTAAATCAATTATAACTATCATAATATAATTTAATTATTTCTAATAATTCAGTATTTTCTTCATTTTTAATTCTCCCCATTTGTTTTTCTATTTCTTCTTTTAAAATAGGCAAACGAGTGTAAAGCATAGGATTAACAGATTTGTTATCTTTATTTTTATACTTATCAGGATTAAAACGAATAAAAATAAATTTTCCTGAATGTAACATAAACAAATCATCATATCTAATTTCTTCATCTTTTTTATTATAATCTTTATGTTGTCCTTCATCAGTTTCTACACATAAAAGAGTATTCCCTATTAAAAAACGATGGTCGATCCTTCTTCTATGAGTGCAATCACAATTTCCTGTAAATAATGGTTTATCATGCTGAAATCCTTCAAAATTCTCGTTTATGTAATCTCTTGTGCAAATTTCCTTTGTTTTACTTCTAATCTGATATGTTAATGTATCTAACGGAAATAAATGTTGATAACAATTACAACAATAACCTTTATATTTTGGATTTCCTGAAGTTCCTAAACATAAATTTGCTTTACATTTTTTATTATTAACATCTACCATATCATTTTTTTTATGAAATGAACAATAAATTGCGGATTGATTAATATAATTAAAACTAGGTTTTCTACTACAATCTTCATAAATACATTTTTTACTTTTAACATCAACCATATCATTTTTTTTGTGAGTTGCACAAAAAATTCCCATATTTTTGTCAATATAATTGAATGCTGCTCTAATTTTACAAAATGGAAATTCACACCTTTTTCCTGTAATATTTATCATATCATTTTTTTTATGTTCAATACAATACAATGGGATTTTTTCATTTTCATAATTGTATATTGGACTTTTTTTACAATTTAATTCACAACAAGTACGAGATATGACATTTACCATATTATTTTCCTTGTGTTTTGAACAATAAACAGGATTTGTTTCATTTTCATAATTATATGTTGGTCTAGTTTTACAATTTTCAAAATTGCAGAAAATTGTATTTAGTGCTACCATATTTTTTTCCTTGTGGGTTGCGCAGTAAATAGGTGTTGTTTCATTTTCATAATTATATGAAGCTCTAGTTTTACAATTTTCAAAAGTACAAATTTTATGTTTTACGTCTACCATGTTCTCTTTTTTGTGTTCAAAACAATAAATCTTTCGTGTTTCTCCTTCATAATTGAAATTTGGTCTTGATTTACAATTTCCTTCTTGACATAATTGACTAACTAATATATATTCTTCTTTATGTGTTCTACATCGTAAGGGTTTACCATAATGTTCTCCATAATTTGCGTATTTTCGGCAATTTTCAAAGTCACAAATCTTAGGCATTGTTCTATATAATATACTATAATATTATATCTTTAAGTAATTACTCCTCACTATTTATTATAAAGGAGTAATTCACCTAAATTATAATATAGAACACATACTTAAATAAAAGTAATTATATATAATAAAATGGGCTTACAAATATCAAAAA